TGGTGATTCGTGCCGCAGGATTTTTGCAGAGAAAAAAAACTTTTTTTTAGTGTAGTACAAGGGAGTTAGACGAAATTGACAACAAAAGCAGAACTAGCAAAACACTTGGATTTATCGCAACAGATGATATCTAAGCTAGTTAAACAGGGCGTTTTACCTGTTGCATCAGGCAGACAGCTTGTTGATATTGATGCTTGTAGGCTTGCTTACATCAATTTCTTGCGTAGAGCTGCTAAATTCACAAAAAGAGATGGTACAGGCGATGTACAAGAGGAAAGAGCAAGGCTTACTAAGGCACAAGCAGATGAAAGGGAACTAATGGTAGCTAAATTAAGGGGTGAGCTTATAGATGCAGACGATGTACAGCGCATCTGGAGTGAATATATAGGTAACTGTAGAGCTAAACTGTTATCTTTACCAACAAAAGCAGCTCATCATGTGTTGTCTGTTGATAACTATGCTGAAGCAGAACAAATATTAAAAGATTTAGTCTATGAAGCACTAGAGGAGATGGTAGAACATGGAATATCAGAATCCATTGTTGCAAGTTTTGCAGCAAGCGAATCAGATTTGGAAGCCACCACAGAATCTTAGTATTTCAGAGTGGGCTGATAATTATCGCAAGCTAAGTCCAGAGTCATCAGCAGAAGCAGGCGCATGGCGCACATCAAGAGTGCCATTTCAAAAAGGCATCATGGATGTTTTTAATGACCCAAAAATAGAACAAGTTGTATTTGCTAAGTCAGCACAAGTTGGTGCGACAGAAATACTACTTAACATAATTGGATATTACATAGATCAAGACCCTGCTCCTATGTTAATCATGCAGCCAACATTACAGATGGCACAAGCATTTTCAAAAGATAGGTTAGCAACCATGTTAAGAGATTCACCACAGCTTAAATACGCTGTTGGTGAACCAAGAAAAAAAGATAGTGAAAATACTGTATTACATAAAAAGTTTAAAGGTGGTCATGCAACAATAGTTGGTTCTAACTCAGCAGCAGGTTTAGCATCAAGACCTGTAAGAATAATACTATGCGATGAGGTAGATCGTTATGAAGCATCAGCAGGTAATGAAGGTGACCCTGTTAATCTTGCATTAAAGAGAAGCACTACATTTTGGAATCGTAAAGTTTATTTATGTAGCACACCTACAATAGAAAACATGTCACGAATATGGTCAGCCTTTGAAGAAGGTGACATGCGATATTTTTATGTACCATGCCCAGAATGTAATGACATGCAAACCCTAAAATGGTCTAATGTTGTCTGGGAAGATAATAAACCAGAAACTGCTGTCTATACCTGTGGAGAATGTGGCAGCGTTATAGAAGAAAACAAAAAGCAATGGATGTTATCTAAAGGAGAGTGGAGAGCAACTAAAGAAACAAAAAGAATTGCATCATTTCACATATCAGAATTGTACTCACCATTTAGAACATGGGCTGAGATGGCAGTATCTTTTCTTGAAGCAAAGAAGAATCCAGAGATGTTAAAGACTTTTGTTAATACATCTTTGGGTGAGTTATATAGAGATGAGGGCGAACAACTTGATGCAGATAATCTTGTTTCAAGAAGAGAGAACTATGATCATAACAACATACCAGATAAAGTCTTAGTTCTAACAGCAGGATGCGATATTCAAAAAGATCGTATTGAATGTAGCTTAGTTGGATTTGGTAGAGAGCAAGAATGTTGGATTATAGAACACAAGATATTTTGGGGTGACCCAACCATTACTACAGTCTGGAATGACTTAGATGAATATCTAAAAACTAGATTTAAAACTGAATCAGGATTAAGTCTACCTATCGCATGTACAGCGATTGATTCAGGTGGTCATCATACAAGTCAATGCTATGCATTTACAAAACCAAGACAAGGAAGAAGAGTTTTTAGTATTAAAGGTATGAGTCAGGCAGGCAAACCAATTGCAGGCAAGATTAGTTATGTAGGTAGAAACAGAGCAGCACTTGTACAGGTAGGAAGTGACACAGCTAAAGAAGTTATCTTTGCTAGATTAAAACATGCAGAAGAAAACTTAATACATTTCCCATATACAGTTGATGATGAATATTTTGACCAACTCACAAGTGAGAAGAAGGTTGTGAAATTCTATCGTGGCATAAAGCGTAACGAATGGAAGCAGATTAGGGAACGTAATGAAGCACTTGACTGTCTAGTTTATGCTTGGGCTGCATTGCACATACTCAATCCAAACTATGACAAGATAGAAGAGAAAATGTTAATGGCATCTGGTCAAGAAAAAGTATTAGATGATAATAAGTCACCGATTAGAAAAGGAATCAAAAGAACACCTAGAAGTACAGGCTTTGTAAACAGTTGGAAATATTGACTTTTTAAGAATAGACCTTAGTGTTTTAAGTTGTATAGATATAACTTGGCGAGGTTTATTTGGCTAACAAATTCGACAGAGATAATTATCCTGCTCAAGAACCTTATCAGCTCCAACTTGGAGATAGATGGGTATGGAAAAGAGAGGACTTGTCCGATGACTATCCTACTAATGCTTATGCTCTATCTTATGAGTTTAATATAGTAGATGGTTCTACACATACCAACTTTACAATATCAGCTACAGAAGTTAGCGATGTTTATTATGTAGAGGTTGGTTCATCAACTACTGCTAATTACACAAAAGGTAATTATCAATGGTTTGCATATATCACTAGAAGCTCAGACTCAGAACGCATTATGATTGATGATGGCTTTTTAGAAGTCATTGATAATTATGCAACAACAACTTCTGACATTAGATCACATGCAAAAGTGGTGCTTGATGCGATAGAAGCTGTTATTGAGAATCGAGCCACAATAGATCAACAGTCTATGTCTATTGCAGGTAGGTCGTTATCAAGAATGTCTATTGACGATTTAATAAATTTTAGAAATCAGTATAAGAACGAATACTTGCGAGAACTTAAAAAAGCAAGAGTTAAAAATGGTTCTGCATCTGGTAGTGTAATCAGGGTGAAATTCTAATGGCATGGTACGATAGATTCAGAACACAAAAAAACAGGAAGGTGACATCGTTACCTAAATTTAGACGATACAAAGGTGCAAATACAGGCAGACTATTTTCTGACTTTACTGCATTGTCTACATCTGCTGATGCAGAAATAAAAGATCAATTAAGAATACTCAGAGATCGTAGTAGAGATTTAGCTAGAAATGATAGCTATGTGCAAAGATATCTAAATCTTATGGTCAGTAACATCGTTGGGTCTAAAGGTATTAGACTTAGCATGAAGGCTAGAAACGATGATGGCAATTTAGATATCCTTGCAAATAGAACAATAGAGCAGCTTTGGAAGAAGTGGGGTATGTTAGGAACTTGCACAGTCAATGGCAGGTTGTCATTTCTTGATTGTCAAAAGCTGTTTATAGAATCACTTGCCAGAGATGGTGAGGTTCTAATTAGACATGTGAATACCAGAGATTCGGAGTTTGGTTACAAAATACAATTCTTAGAAGCAGATCATTTAGATGAAACTAAGAATGAAAAGAATCCTAAGACTGGTAACAAAATTAAGATGGGTGTGGAAGTAGATAAGAATGATAAGCCAGTAGCCTATCATCTCTTTAAGAATCATCCGCATGACAATACTTACATGTCACCAAGAGAGCATATTGTTATACCTGCTGACCAGATCATTCATGCTTACATACCAAGTAGATCACAGCAAAATAGAGGTGTACCCTTTACAGCTCCTGCAATGCCAAACATTAAAATGCTTAATGGATATCTTGAAGCTGAAATAACAGCAGCAAGAGTATCAGCAAGCAAGATGGGTTTCTATACAACACCTGATGGTGAATACACAGGTGATAGCTTTGAAGATGAGTTTGCTCCATTGATGGAAGCAAGCGCAGGGTCTTTTGAAGTATTAGGCGCAGGCATGGACTTTAAATCATTTGACCCACAGCATCCATCTACAGCTTTTCAACCTTTTATTACACAAGTGCTAAGAGGTATCGCATCTGGACTAAACATTTCTTATCATGCCTTAACGAATGATTTAAGTTCTGTGAATTACAGCTCACTTAGAGCAGGTGCATTAGAAGATCGTGAGATGTACAGGTTATATCAAGCATTTACAATAGATCATTTTATTAGACCAATCTTTAACAAGTGGTTAGAGATGTCTATTTCAAGTGGTGCAATACAGATACCAACAGCAGGTACACCACAAACATTCTTGCCTTTACCTATGGCTAGATATGATAAATTTGCAACCGCAGCTAACTTCATACCAAGATCATTCAGTTGGGTAGACCCACAAAAAGAAATGATGGCATCTATACAAGGCATGCAGGCAGGTTTAGTTTCATATCAAGATGTTCAGTCTAACTATGGTAGAGATGTTGAAGAACTTTTTGAGCAGCATGAACGTGAACAATCACTAGCTGAACAATATGGTATTAAGACAGCGTTTCAACCTTTTGGTACTAAGCTACCTGTAGAACCAGACATACAAGGTGGAGATCAAGAAGATGAGCTTTAAGCCAACAGCAGGTATGAAGGAAGAAGCTCAAAGAGGGCTAGATTGGCGTGAAGAGCATGGTAGAGGTGGTACAAGAGTTGGTGCTGTAAGAGCAAGACAGATTGTAGCAGGAGAAAATCTATCAGAAGAAACAGTCAAAAGAATGTACAGTTTTTTCTCAAGACATGAAGTAGATAAACAAGGCGAAGGCTTTAAGCAGGGTGAGGATGGATATCCTTCCAATGGCAGAATCGCATGGGCTTTATGGGGTGGAGATGCAGGCTTCTCATGGTCTAAGCAGATCGTAGAACGATTAAAAAAAGAAGATGAGAGGGCATTATCTGGTCAAGCTCTTGAAGGTATAAAGAACAAAGTAAAAGAACATAACGAAGAAGTGGGTGACGTAGCATCTAAAAGAACTACAGTTGCAACACTATCTAAAGTTTATGAACGTGGTATTGGTGCATATAAAACCAATCCAAGTTCAGTCAGACCATCGGTAAGCAGTCCTGAACAATGGGCTATGGCAAGAGTAAATTCATTTTTGCGAGCCTTGCGTACAGGTAGGTTTCGTAGCGGTAAGCACGATACTGACTTGCTTCCTGAAGGGCATCCTTTATCAACTAAGAATAAAGAGGAGAAAGCTATGTTAAAAGATGATAGGCACATCCTCAATGTTAACGAAACTGATGACTCTATAGTCATTGAGTACGCTAAACATCATGAGGATGCAGAAGGTGAGGAAGAGTCTAAAGACGAAATGTTGGAAGAACGTCCTTACCACGATGATGAAGAAGATCGTGATTTAGATACAGAAATGATTTACAGGACTGTAGATTTATCAAGAGCTTCTTTTATTGATGAAGCGAAACGCAGGGTTAGAATTGGCGTGTCAAGCGAACAACCTGTGGAACGCAACTTTGGTATGGAGATTTTATCTCATGCTGAAGAGGATATTGACATGGAATTTATAGCAAGTGGGCGTGCGCCACTTTTGCTTGACCACGATATGACCAAACAAATTGGTGTGATCGAGGAATACAAAATAGATTCTGAAAATAAAAGAGCTGTTGCAATAGTACGCTTTGGTCGAAGTGAACTTGCTAACGAGGTCTTTAATGATGTTCAAGATGGTATTCGTCAAAATATCAGCGTTGGGTACAAAATAAATGGAATGGAACGAGATAGGGCTAACGAAGATGATAAGCCAGTATACAGAGTACAAAGCACCCCTTTAGAGGTCAGCGTAGTTTCTGTACCTGCTGATCAATCTAATGTTGTTGGCGTTGGTCGTTCTAAAGATAAACAACTTCAAACTAAAAAGGTGAAAATAATGACTGAAGAAGTTAAAAATGAGATTAACCTTGACGAAGTTAGAGAGCAATCTGTTAAAGAAGCAAAAGCTGAGTTCAAAAGAAATTCAAAAGAAATTCTTGATCTAGCTGCTAAACATAACAAACGTGATCTAGCTGACAAGGCTATTCAAGAAGGTATTTCAGTTGAAGAGTTTAGAGGTGTATTGTTAGATAATATTTCTAATGATCAACCTTTAGAAACTCCTGAGATTGGAATGACTAATAACGAGGTCAAAAGATTTAGCTTAGTAAAAGCAATTAGAGCTTTAGCTAATCCTTCTGATCGTAAAGCACAAGAAGAAGCAGCATTTGAATTTGAATGTTCAGAAGCAGCACAAAGAGAGTATGGTAAAACTGCTCAAGGTGTGATGTTACCTGCTGAAGTTCTTGGTAATTGGAAAAGGGATTTAAACACATCCGATGATTCAACTCTTATATCTCAGGACTATAGAGGTGGAGATTTTATTGATGTGTTAAGAAACTCATCATCTGTAATGCAAGCAGGAGCAACAATGCTTCGTGGACTTCAGGGTAACGTAGTTATTCCTAAGAAAACAGCATCAAGCTCAGCAGGATGGATTGCATCAGAAGGTGGAGCTGCTAGTGAATCAGAATTTACATCTGGTTCAGTAACCATGAGTCCTAAAGTCATCGGTGCTTTTACTGATGCTTCAAGATTAATGCTTCAACAATCTTCATTAGATATTGAAAACTTAATCAGAGATGACCTATCACAAGCTATAGCTCAGTCTATAGACTTAGGTGCTTTAGCAGGTTCTGGTTCAAGCGGACAGCCTACAGGTATTAAAAATACATCAGGTGTAAACACTACAACTTTTGGAGCAGCTAACCCAACTTTTGCTGAGTTAATTGCTATGGAAAGTGCTGTAGCTAATGACAATGCTTTAAATGGCAGCTTAGGCTACATCTGTAGACCTGCTGATTATGGTACTTTGAAATCAGTTGAAAAAGCATCAGGCACAGCTCAATTCGTAGTTGAGCCAGATGGAAACATCAATGGATATAACGTGGTTACTTCTAATCAAGTTACTTCTGGTGATTTCTACTTTGGAAACTATGCTGACTTGTTGATTGGTATGTATGGCGGTTTAGACATAGCTGTTGACACTTCTGCATTATCAACTTCAGGTGGTATCAGAATCATAGCTCTGCAAACAGTAGATGTTAATGTTAGACATGCAGTTTCATTCTGTGTATCTAATGATGGTTAATTTAGGTAATGCTTAAATGGAATGGGGGTAGTAATACCCCCATCTTAAATATGGAAAAATATGTAATTTTATCTGATTGTATTGTGAAAGGTGAAAGGAAACATGCAGGCGATGTTGTTGAGCTTCCAAAAAGCGAAGGGCATGAGCTTGTAGGTTATGGTAAAGCTGAGGTTCACAAACACAAGGAAGTGAAGAAAGCTGACAGAAGCGTAGGACTAGAAAAGTCTGAAGCTCCTAAAGTTAGCAAAAGAAAATCTAAGTAAGCATGGCACTTGAGTTCCAAGCTGATTTTGATGGTTACTTGGACTCAGTTGCAGGTCATGGTGTATCAGCCACTATATTTAATGTTGATGCACTTTGGGATGAGTTCCCATTAATTGACACATTAGGTTTAATTGATAATGGCTTATCAGTTTTAGTTAAAGTCATTATTGACCAAGAGTTTTTTGAGATAGGTGGTCAATCAGTAGGCGTAGAGGGATTTCAGCCTTTTGCACTTATTAAGTTTAAAGATGCACCTAATATCTCACATAATGACAGATTACTTGTAGATGCTATTACAACTAGACAAGGTTCTACATTAGTTCCAGAAACAGCTTACAGAATCAGGGGTGTAGAAAACGATAACTTGGGTTTAGTTAAAATAATATTAGAAGAAGAATGAGTATTTACGCATTAGAAGATGAGAACGATTTTGCAGCATACCTAGACCCCAATTATGGTCATGGTCAGGCTGCTACCTATACTAGATTTGGTTCTGGTTCTTCTTCTTCTATCAATGTCATTATTAATGAAGAGTATTTAGAAGGTGAAGGTGAAACAGTTAATGTTGAATCAACAACACCTGTAGCTGTATGTAGATCAATAGATGTACCCAATGCAGCACATTCTGATACTTTAGTTGTATCTGCTAGAAAAGATTTGGATGGTAATGTTCTAAAAGCACAAACAACCTACACAGTAGTAGGTGTGCAACCAGACAGAACAGGTTTTACAGTTATGGTTTTAGAGGAACAATAATGGCTAATCATATCAGGCAACAAATCAGAGAGCAGTTTGCAACACAAATAACAGGACTAACTACCACAGGTAGTAATGTTCATCAGTCCAGAGTTTATAATTTAGAAACAGGTGATCTACCTGCAATAATTGTTTACACCAAGTCAGAAGATTCAGAACCAAATAACTTTGGTACAAATAGAACTATGTTTAGAAATCTGTCTTTAGTGTGTGAATGTTACGTCAAGGCAACAACTAATTTTGATGATACACTAGACACAATAGCTAAAGAAATAGAAGCTGCTATAGCAGCAGATACTACTCTAAATAACTTAGCTAAGGATGTTTATATTGAGTCAACTGAGATTGACTACAATGGTGAAGGTGAAAAACCTATTGGAGTTAGCGTTTTGACCTTTGATGTTTTATACGAAACACAGGAACAAAATCCTGATGTTGCAATATAGGAGAATTTTATGATTTTAGTTAATAAAGATGGCACAAAAGTAGATGTGCATGAAACTAAGGTTAAATACTTAAAGAGCAAGGGATGGAAAGAGGAAGCAGAACTTGACTCAAAACAAAAATCTTCCTCACAACCTAAATCTGAAAAGGAGTAAATCATGGCACAGATCGTAGGAAAAAATGGAGTGATCAAGTCAGGCAGTACCGCTATTGGTGAGATTCGCAGCTTTAGTATTGATGAGACATGCGATACAAGTGAAACAACATCAATGGGTGATAGTGCTAGAACTTTCTCAGCTACCTTGACTTCCTTTAGTGGTTCTATTGATGCTTATTTAGATTTTGCTGATTCTGGGCAAGATACATTGACTGTTGGTTCTTCACTAACAGCTAATTTCTTCCCTGATGGTGATACCTCTGGTAACGTAAAACTTACAGGGTCTATCATTGTTACAGGTGTTAGCAAGTCTGAAGCAATGGATGGAATAGCTGAAGTTTCATTTAGCTTTCAAGGAAGTGGTGCATTAACTGAAGGCACAGCTTAATTATGAAGGCTATAGAGAGAGCTAAAGCACACTTTGATGCACAAGAAATCAAAGTAACTAAAGTTCCTGAGTGGGGTGACGATGAAGGCAATCCATTACTTATATACAGTAAGCCATTAACGCTTGCAGAAATGTCTAAATTGCAAAGATACGCAAGAGAGGATGATGTAGCACTAATGGCTTATTGTTTAATTCACAGGTCTTTAGATAGCGAGGGAGAAAAGCTATTTACATTAGATGATAAGCATACGCTAATGAACAGCGTAGACAGAGATGTTTTGCAGCGAGTAGCAGCAGAACTTATGAGTTCATCAAGTTATGAGGATGAACTAAAAAAGTAGGCACAGATAGAGAATACTTTTTTAAATTTTATCTAGCCGAAACTTTGCACATGACTGTGCAAGAGCTAGAAGAGAAGATGACTCTATCTGAATTTACAGCATGGTCAGCGTACTATGAAGAGAAAAACAAACAGGTGAGCAATGGCAAGTAAAGACATAATGATGCGATTAAAAGCTCAAGATAAAACTAAAGGAGCTTTTAATCAGGTTAACAAGTCACTAGGCAAAACAGAAAACAGCATGAATAAAATAAAAGGAGCAATGGCTGCTGCTTTTTCTACTGCTATTATTCTAAACTTTGCAAAAGAAACACTTGCCTTAGCAGATACCATTGGTAAGACTGCTGACTCAATAGGCGTATCTACAGACTTTTTACAAAAATATCAATTTGCAGCACAGCAATCTGGTATGTCTACAGAAGAGTTTAATAAATCAATGCAAAACTTTTCTAAGATGGTTGGTCAGTCAGCTATAAGAACTAATGAAGTTGGCAGAACATTAGAAAAACTAGGTATTAGTGTAAGAAAAACAGATGGAAGTGTTAAAGATTCAGAGCAGGTTTTTAAAGAGTTATTTACAGCTTTAGATGATGTAGGTTCAGAGTTTGAAAAAAATGCAATTCTAGCTGATATTTTTGGTAGAGCAGGTGTAAAACTTTCAGTTATGTCTAAAGATGGTGCTGATGCTATGCAAGCATTAGCAGATTCTGCTACAGGTGTCATACCTGAAGATACTATAAGAAATGCAGAGATATTTAACGACACGATGAATGAGTTAAAAAGAGAGGTTTTACTACCATTACAAAATTCAGTTGTTAGTGTTTCTATAGCATTTTTAGATTTATTAGAAGTTATGGGTCTAATAGATAAAAGAAAAAAAGGATTTGCAGAATTAAGTTTAGAAGCTGAAAGATTACAAAGTTCATTAGAAGAAATTGGTAGAACAGGCGGTTTAAAACTTGAAGGCACAGAAGTATTAGCTACATTTACACCTGAAGAAATATTTAAAATGAAAGGCAGGTTAAATGAAGTTAGGGGTTTAATGGATGAAATAGAAGGCATAGAAAACAAAAGAAAAGAGCTATTATCAGGTACAGATAATTCTTTTCAAGATGCTGTATTAAATGGTACAAAAAAACAAATAACAGTTGTAGAGCAGTTTGCTAATACTATGGATGGGAAACTCACATCATCATTTACTAAGTTTTTTGATTTTGCTAGTAAGGAATTTATGGAGTTTGAAAGTCTTGCTAAAAGTGTTGCATCAGCAGTCATAAATGAATTAATACAAATTTTTATAGTGGAAAAATTAGTTTCGTCAATAAAGACAGGATTTACAAATTTTGCTTCTGGGTTTAACGAGTATGACAGACTTGTAGACTTTGACTTTGAGGGCGGTGGGTACACAGGCTCAGGAGCAAGAGCAGGTGGGCTAGATGGCAGGGGTGGTATGTTGGCTATGGTACATCCTAATGAAACTGTAATAGATCATACAAAAGGTGGCAGCATGGGTGCTACTGTTAATTTTAATATATCTACTGTAGATGCATCTGGGTTTGATACCTTATTAGCATCAAGAAAAGGAATGATTACTGCAATGATTTCTAATGCTATGAATCAGCGTGGTAAGGTTGGAATAGTATGAGTGGTGCATTTCCAACAAGCCCTAAGTTTAGAGCATTAGATTTTAGAAATGTAAGACCTACATTAATTAACCATTCTTTGTCTGGTAAAAGAGCTGTAAGACAGATTGGCGCACAATACTTTATATTCACAGTACAAATGCCACCAATGAATCAAGATACTGCAATGGATATCTTTGCATTTTTACAAAAACAAAAAGGTAGCTTTGAAACATTTACTATACAACTACCCACACAAAACAGAGGTGCTGATAAAAGCAATTCATCTGTATTAGTTGCAGGCGCACATAGCTCAGGCGATGGAACTATTAACTTAGATGGATTTACAGCAAGCACTACAGGAGTTTTAAAAGCAGGAGATTTAATTAAATTTAATGGTCATACAAAAGTTTATATGGTTCAGTCTGATATTGATTCAGATGGTAGTGGAGCTGCAACAGTTTCTTTAGAACCAAATATTGTTACTACTCTTGCTGATAATGAAAGTGTAGTAGTTAATCAGCCTAGCTTTACAGTCTACTTAACATCTGAAGATATTATGTATAGTACAGATGCTTCTGGTTTCTACAGCATACAGTTTGAAGTAAGGGAAGTAATAACCTAATGTCTAGGTCAATATCATCAAATCTACAAACACAAGTAGCTAATGATGCTAATAAGATTTGTTTTCTTATTGAGTTTAATTTTAGTACACCTGTAAGAGTTTCTACACATTACAAAGATGTTACCTATGACTCAAACAGTTATCAGGCAGGCGGTAATTTTGTATCGCTTGAAAATGCAACTGAAAGCGGTGAAGTTAAGGTTGAAGAGTTTGGAATATCAGTAACTAACATTACATCTGATTTTAGAACTCTTATACAAGGCGGTGATTATCATGATGTATCAGTAAATATCTATATTGGTTTTTTTAACACAAATGAAGATTTAGTAGATGCAACTACTTATTTTTCTGGTCAAATTAGAACTGCATCTATAACAGAAAACAAAAACTCTTCTAGTGTAAGTATTGTTGTTGCTAATCATTGGGCTAACTGGAATTTAAAAAAGGGTAGACATTTTACAGATGAATCACAGCAACAAGTATATTCAGGCGATAAAGGTTTAGAGTATGCAGATCAAACAAAAGATGATATTAGGTGGGGTAATGATTAATGCTTGAAACTATTAGAGCTGTTGCATCTATAGTCAAAAGCGTAGCAGCAGTAGCTAGCGCAATTTGGACTGCTGTACAGGTTATTGCTGTTGGCATGGGCGTGAAAGGCTATATGGAAGCTAAAGACCTTATGAACAGAGGTCAAGCCATACTAGGACAGAAAACAGCTCAAGGTGGCAAGATACCAGTTATTTATGGAAGAAGAAGAGTAGGCTCTACTTTAGCTCTATTACATACTCATGATGGCAGAAGTCAAAACCTTGTAGCTATATATGCATTGTCAGTTGGTGAAGTTGATCAAATAGAGCTTGATACTATTGAGATAAATGGTGTGCCTATCAAAGACACAAAAGTTTTTACTCAAGGATATTATGCAGGCTCAGATAAGATAAGCTCTGGAGCAGGTTCATTATGTACTGCATCTCAGATTGGTGTAGTGCAAGAATCAAATGCAGGACAGTCTGGTACAAATCCTGCAAGAAGATATAGGATGGTATTTAATGCACATCATGGTGCATCTGATCAAACAGTAGACCCAATGCTTCTTGCTTCTACACCAGAAGTCATTACAAGCAATCATAGGCTAAGAGGTATTGCTTACATAGCTGCTAGCTTTGAGTATGATACTGAAGGAATGTTTAGATCAATACCACAGCTAACAGTTGTTGTAAGAGGTAAGAAGTTATATGACCCAAGAAAAGATGGGTCAATTACAGGTGGTTCTGGAAGTCATAGATTTGCTACACCAAGCACTTATGAATGGTCAGATAATGCAGCTCTATGTTTGTTAGATTATTTGCGAGATGATGAATATGGTAAGGGTTTAGCAAGTACAGCTATAAATCTACAATCTTTTCAAACAGCAGCAAATACATCAGACGAATTAGAAGATACACCAGATTATTCTGGTAGCGCATCTGCTGCTACATTTAGTGGCACATCAGGTAATAGCTTTATAAATGTTGACGAAACAACATGGAAAAATAGCAAGATTGGTGGTCTATTAACCTTAGAAGATTCAGGTTCTGCTACAGAGTTTGATCAAGTATCTATTATAGATGCACTTAGATATCATGAATTTGAAGCAACTAATCCTATACATCAATTAGTAATTAATGACACTTTGTCATCTTCTTACACAAATGAAGTAGGTACTGCATTAGTCAAAGTAAAAAGGTTTCATTGTAATGGTCTAATAGATACAAATAAAAACGTATTAGAGAACACACAAGAGCTGTTAGCTAATATGCGTGGCATACTTAATTACATAGATGGCAAGTATGAAGTTACATTAGAAGATACTGCAAGCTCATCATTTACAGTTACAGATGATCATATTATTGCTGATAATGGCATAACAGTTAACTATGAGGATAAATCTAAAAAAGCAAACAAAGTAGTTGTACAGTTTTTTAATGCACTTAAAAGCTATGAAATGGATACAGTTACAGTATTTCATGACCCAAACAATGATGATGATTTTTCTGATTATAAGTCAGATGATGGTGGTGAAGAGTTAGAGCTAGTTGTAGATTTTCCATACATCGTTAACAAATATGTTGCTTACAACATGGGTGAAGCAATATTAGGCAGATCAAGAAATCAACAGACAATATCTTTTACTGGTACACCAGAGTTATATAAGGTTAAGGTTGGCGATGTTATAACAGTAAGTTATACACCTTTAGGTTATACAGGTAAGTTATTTAGAGTAGAAGCTATGAACCTACAACCTAACGGACTAATAGATATACAAGCTGTTGAATATTTAGACATTTATACATGGACTGCTCCACCACAAGAAAACATAGAAGCAATAGCAAGAATACCAACAGGTAGAGAAGTAAAAGCACCTTCTGGACTATCATTTACTGATACAGATTCTTCTTCTACAGGTAGACCATTTATTTCATGGAACGCTATAACAGACTTTCCACAATATGAGTTTAGGGTATCTATTGTTGATTCATCTGGTAACAAAGTTTTAAGCAGAGTTGTTAGTGATAATTTTGTTGATCTTAATTTTCTACCTATAGGTTCTAATTATGTAGCAACTGTTACAACTATAAATGGTCAACAAGCAGAATCATCTGGAACTACACTTACATTTAGTATATCTAATACGCCTACTAAAGCAGCAGATGTAGATGTAGCAGGAGTTATTACAGCAGGAAGTATTGCTGTAACAGGTGACATACCTAGTAATGTTTCTGACCTTACAAATGATGCAGGTTATACAACCTTTGATAGTGGCGATATAACCCAGAGCTTAATAGAAGCAAAAATTACAGATGCTGCAAGTTTTAGAACTGACATTGCAGCTTATGCATCTAGTAATCCATCAGGTTTTACTAACTTTGCTGCTACTGATGTACAAAACGCTATTGCAAATAATGTGACTACTATATCTGGTAATAAACTTACTACAGGCACTATTAATGCAGCTAATTGTAATGTTATAAATTTAAATGCAAGTAATATATCTTCAGGAACAATTAGCTCAGACAGAATTAATACAAACACTTTAAATGTTAAATTTTTTGATAATGTTACTTCACAGATAATAAATCACAATTCTAGTGCTGTACCTTTAACTAGATTTGGTAATACATATACTACTACTTCTAATTCTGGTGGTAGTGGCGTGTCAACGCATGTTCCTACAACAATAACTAATTGCAGATCAGGCGGTTCATTTGTTGCTTTTTTAACAGGTATTCTAGGAGATGTGCAAAATGCAGAAGTAGAATTTTCTGTTGATGGTGGTTCAAGTTTTTCTACTTGTGCTAATGGTGTACAGTTTTCTATTAATGCAGGTACTTTTAGACCTTATACGCTTATTTATAGTGATACATTAAGTTTTTCTGGAAGCAACCAGACTGCAATATTTAGAGTAAGATTTAATGGCAAGGCTAACTATACTCAACTTGGTTTAACAGTCTTAGTAGATAACACAAATTAATTAATTATGTAATGGAGAACACCTACAAATTACATTAGAATAGGATAGAGGTTATAAATGGCAACACACGATTATAATATAGCTAACCAAACAGGAGCTAACTTTAGAACTGACCTTAATAATGCTCTGTCTGCAATATTATCAAACAATTCATCTGCATCAGCACCAACAACAACTGCTGCATACATGCTATGGGTTGACACAAGTAACAGCCTTTTAAAAATAAGAAACTCGGCAGATGATGGATGGATAACATTACCTTTATCTATATCAGCAGATAATACTGTTGATATAAATGGTGGTACTGTTAATGGTATAACCTCATTATCATTTAGCTCAGGCTCAACAGTTACAAGCATATTAGATGAAGATGGTTTGTCATCTGACTCAAATAGTGCCTTAGCTACACAGCAATCAATTAAGGCTTATGTAGATGCACAAGTCACAGCACAAGACCTAGACTTTCAAGCAGATTCAGGTGGTGCATTAAATATTGATCTGGATTCAGAATCATTAACTTTCACAGGTGGCACAGGTATAGACACATCTGGTTCTGGTAATGTAGTTACTTTTGCTATAGATAATACAGTAGCAACTAAGACCTTTGTACAACAGCAAATCACAGCAGAAGATTTAGATTTCCAAGCTGATAGCGGTGGTGTTCTTAATATAGATTTAGACTCAGAAACATTTACTCTATCTGGGGGTACAGGTATAGATACAACAGGTGCTGAGAATACAGTTACCTTTGCTATTGATTCTACTGTTGTAACCTTAACTGATGCACAAACACTTACTAACAAAACAATAGATGCAGATAATAATACTGTATCTAACTTAGAAGTAGATAATCTTAAATCTGGTGTCTTAGATACTGACTTATCTTCTGTATCTGGTTCTGACGATACTCTAGCTTCCGCTAAAGCAATCAAGACTTATGTAGATACCCAGATAACAGCAGAAGATTTAGATGTGTCAGATGGCTCTACAAACATTGCTATAGACCTTGACTCAGAAGTCTTAGGCATATTAGGTGGCACAGGTGTTACTTCATCAGCTTCTGGTAATAATGTTACTTTAGCTATTGGTCAAAGTGTTGGCACATCCGATGATGTAACCTTTAATAGTGTTGCTGCAAGTCTAACAGGCAATGTAACAGGTAATGTAACAGGTAATGTAACAGGTACTGTTTCAGATATATCTAATCATTCAACATCTGATTTATCAGAAGGTACAAATCTTTACTATACAAATGCTAGATTTGATACAAGATTAGCCACAAAAGACACAGGCGATATTTCAGAAGGCAGTAATCTTTATTTTACAAATGAACGTGTTGATGACAGAGTTAATGCTTTACTACAAGCAGGCAGTAATATAACTCTTACTTATGATGATGCTGCTAATACATTAACAATAGCAGGAGTTGAAGATAATCTATCTAACAATGATACAGATGATCTATCAGAAGGCTCTACTAATTTATATTTTACTAATGCTAGAGCTAGATCAGCTATCTCAGTATCTGGTGATTTAGCATACAACTCAAGCACAGGCGTACTGTCATTTACTGAGAGAACTGATGCTGAAGTAAGAGGTCTTATATCTGTATCTGGTGATTTAGCTTATAACTCATCTACAGGTGTCTTATCATTTACACAAAGAACTGATGCACAAGTTAGAGCATTAGTTTCAGCATCTGGTGATTTATCTTATGACTCATCAACAGGTGTTTTTTCTTTTACACAAAGAACTGATGCACAGGTAAGAGGATTAGTTTCTGCTTCTGGTGATCTATCATATAACTCATCAACAGGTGTATTTAGCTTTACACAAAGAACTGATGCACAAGTGCAAGCTCTTATTACAGGTGGTACAGGTGTTACTGTATCTAGTGGTGAGGTTGCGATTGGTCAAGCAGTAGCAACTACATCTGACGTTACCTTTAATGATGTAACAGTATCAGGTAACTTGACTGTTTCTGGTACTACTACAAATGTAAATACTGAAACAATCAATCTTGCAGATAATCAGATTGTCCTAAATTCAAACTACACAGGTTCTTCACCAACAGAGAATGGTGGTATAGAAATAGAACGTGGTACACAAACTAACAAAACACTTGTCTGGAATGAAACAGATGATAAATGGACTGTAGGTTCTGAAGCCTTTGTTGCAGGCTCATTAGATGTAGGCGGTGGTTCTACTAATGGTGTAGTCATTGAGCAAGGTGCTATATCTATTAAGAATGGTGGCACAAAATCAAGAGTAGATTTCTATTGTGAATCTAGCAATGCTCATTACACAAGACTAGAAGCAGCAGCACATGCATCTTACTCAGGTAATCCAACAGTTACCTTACCAACAAGCACAGGTACATTAGCTCTTACTTCTGATGACATAACAGGCAACGCAGCTACAGCCACAGCTTTACAAAACGCAAGAACAATAAATGGCACATCTTTTGATGGCACAGCTAATATTTCATTTGATTCTGATTCTGTTAGCGAAGGCTCAAGCAATCTTTATCATACAACTGAACGTGTACAGGATGTAATAGGTGGTGCATTAGTTACTAATGGTACGCATACTGGACTATCAGCAGCTTATGATGATGCAGGCGATGGTGCTATTGATCTATCCATTGATACTGGTGGAGTAACAAATGCAATGTTAGCTAACAGCAGTATTACTGTTAGCGATGGTACAAACTCTACAGCTACTGCTTTAGGTGGCACAGTTACATTCTCAGCAGGAGAAGGTATTGATGTTACTGAATCAAGCGGAACAATTACGATTGCAGGAGAAGATGCAACTAGTTCAAACAAAGGTATTGCATCATTTACAGGTGACTTCTCAGTTAGTAGTGGAGCTGTATCTTTAGGTAACTCAGGCGTTACTGCTGCAAGTTATGGTGGTGCTACAGCAGTACCAGTCATAACTGTAGATGCTAAAGGAAGAATAACAAGCGCAAGCACAGCAAGTATTTCTACTAGCTTTACTATATCTGATGGGTCAAATACACAGAGCATAGCAGGTGGCGATACACTTACAGTATCTGGAACTAGCAATGAAGTAGATGTAGCTGTAAGTGCTACAGATACATTAACAATAGGATTACCAAGCGATGTGACCATTTCTAATGATCTTACTGTTAGTGGTGATCTAACTGTTACTGGTACAACAACACAGACTGGTTCTGTGGTAACAGATAACAACTTTACAGGTCTTACTAACGCTAATACAGGTAATGCAACTGACTTTGGTTTTTATGGTAAATATGTTGAATCAAGTACAACAAAGTATGCAGGTATTTTTTACGATGCATCTACTGATAATACTTTCAGACTATTTACAGATACACAAACTGTACCAAGCACTACAGTAAATATAGGTGCTACAGGTTATGCAGCAGCAGATTTAGTTGTTGGTGGTATAACCACATCTGGACTAACCATAGGTTCAACAGCAGTTACATCAACAGCAGCAGAACTTAATATTTTAGATGGTGTTACAAGTACAGCAGCAGAGCTTAATATTTTAGATGGTGTTACAAGTACAGCAGCAGAGCTTAATTTATTAGATGGCTCTTCTGCTAACACAGTAGTCAATAGCAAGGCTGTTATCTATGGTTCTAGCGGTGAGCTTG